TTAAGAATGTCCCCAAATAGTGAGTCTGCCATTATTTTGTTCCTTTGCTGTAGTAAGCGTTAATTTTTTCGTCAATTACCTTTAGGTCGTTTGGTATCGTGCTATCTTCAAACATCTGCATCGGTGCCTTGATACCACTACCGTCCGTCTTGACCTTGAATACAAACTCACCCAAGTCTACTGCTGACTCAAACACGATGTTACTCAAGCCTTCGGGTGCTATGTTGTTTCTGATAGACTGCCCAGCTGTCTTGAGTTGTACAAGCTGTTGGTCGTTTAACTCGATGTGTCCAAACAAGTAGACATTCTGCTCAGTTGGCTTGTCTATAACCGTCTTAATCAAGTCATAGAAGTCACCAGCAATATCTCTAAATACCTGGAATTGGTCTTTGTCTTTCGAACGGCCAAACACTTGGAAGGTAAATAGGTAGTTGACATCATCCACCACTATAATTGGTTTCTTGCTTTTTTCAATCAAACTCTTGACCTCTGCGCTTGTCTTGGCAACCGCTGGCACTAAATCGGTCTTAAATGGTAATTCCTTACCAGTGACAGAGATATAGCCTACTTCATCTTTTTTCAAGTTACGCAAGCTCGTGCTCTTACCCGTTCCTGGGTGTCCCAGCACAAATATTAGTCTTGCCATATTAGTTCCTTACTGCTGTTGGTGTCAGCCAATGTATCAGCTGCTTAGTGTTTATATACTCATCACATAGGACTGTCTCGTAGGTGTGCTGGCGTACTTTATTTTGGTCGGTGCCAACATACAACACGTTACCTGTGTTGTTATCCCGTATATAGAAGTATGGTGTCGCTTCAATCGGGTCCAGGTCGATCCGTAGTGCGAGGCTCATTTCTTCTCCTTCTTGTCTAGGTATTCGACTATTGCCTTGCGAATAAGTGCGCTACGGTTGCTGTCATGCTCAGTGACGTATGCCTCAAGCCTGACCGCCAGTTCCTCTGTTAAATCTAGGGTTATTATTTTAGTTGTAGTTGCCATTTATTTCTCCTTATTATCTGGGAACATTATTGATTCATCATTTATCCACTCACCCTTTGGGGTAAACAGTTCATTTATGATGCTTTTTACTCGGCCATTGACGGCTATTTGAAACTTCAGTCGTTCTTTGGTTGACTTTCTGGGTGTACGCTCAGTTGAATCGCGCAGTACATCAAGGTCCATCTCTATCTGGTAATGTAATTCATTAGCTCGCAGTTGTAGTTGTGCTGCAATTCTAACTCGCTCTTGGCGCACACCAATGTTATAAGCCCATTTTAATGCCTTAAACATCTTTGAGCCTCTTAGTTATATATTGTGTTTTACTCTCACTGATACCAGCTGGCAATACGCCATTGAGTACCGCCTGAGCTTTTACCTTGCTGGTATCTAGTACGCGCTTGGTAAGGTTTAGTGGTACCCCGTCAATGTCATCGGTGCTATAAGTGGTGCGCTCGGCCAGTGTAATACTGCCCCAGTCACCCTGTATTTTCTCAACACCGTTATCAAGCATAGCCTGTTTGACTTGCTCGATGACTTCATCGTGCTTGGCTTTGAGCTCTTTCAGCTGCGCCTCGGCCTTAGCAAACTTCTTAATTGCTACTAGGCTCTTGTTATCTATAAATCGCTGTAGTTCTGTGTTACCCATATTATTTGTCCCCGTCTTTCTTTAATTCTGGTGCTTGTATTGTCATAAAATCTTTGTCATAACTACTTATAGTTACTTCGTAGTCAACATCGCCAAATAATTGACCCATGCTGACTAAACGGGCAACAACTACCCTTTTCACATCTTCATCTGTTAGTATAATTTTCATATTTCCTCCTGTTATATTAAGTCCATTAACTCATCAAGTGAGTTGTCCTCCTGCTTTTGACCCCCCGCAATCGGGCCAAAAACAGGAGTTTTCAAACGTTCTACTGAATCGGCGTGTTCTGGGCAATACCATGATATGCGTATAATTGTCTTACGCTTGGCCCAACCGCCATAATCTGTTCTAGGCTTTACCCTGCCGTCTACTCCACATAGGCGACATTTTACTGGGTAGCCTACCTTTTCTATGATTTGATCTATTGGTGCTTGCATCGTCTGACCTTAATCAGCCAAATACTAGGAATATAAGTAATTTTAATCTGTTTCACGTTTCGCTCCTTACGTTAGTGGTACACTAATTTTATTATATCTATTCGTTATTATCAAGCCCTGATGCCCATAAAGCTGTGGAGAAGTCCTTTTTACTTCGTAGCGCCTGATATATTGCATCGTCTACAGTATTCTTGGCTTTGAACAGGTAAAACACACATTTCTTGCTCTGCCCCGTTCGATGCGTTCGGCCCACACTTTGCTCAAACTCTTGGTAGCTGTAGGTAAGACTGAAGTACACCGTCACCGTGGCCCACTGTAAGTTTAGCCCCGTACTAGCGCTTTTGTAGTGCGCTACCAGCACAATATTCTTTAGCTGTGCGTCACTCTTAGGTAGCGTGTCATGCACCTTGCCGTCATAGCGCAGCACTTTCTTGTTCTTGTGGTGCTTGGCAATATATTTCAGTATGGCCTCGCGCTCAGATATATAGTTGTAAAACACTATAATATTTTCTTCGGTGTCCTCTAGCACATCACTGAGTGCGTCTAGCCTACTGCCCGTGTTCGTCTGGCGCAAATAGTTTAGCAACAGGCTTGGGTTATCTAGTAGCTCACCTGTCCTCGTAGTTCGGGCCACCTTCGCCGTGTAATAGTCTTTTGTCTCCTTATCGCTTAATGTTATTGTCTTGCCGATAAATTGCCTGTCTGGTAGCTCTAGCGCCTGTTCACGGGTCAATGTCCGTGAGATTGACTGCCACTGTTGCTCCATGACGGGAATATTGTTATAGCCCACGATCTTGGGAAAGCCGCCAAATGTCGTGATATTGCAAAATGTTTTCTTAAACTCGGTGATACCTGATACAAAGCCAAATAGTTTGCTATATCCTGCAAAATCTATCCAGCCGTTACTCATCGGTGTACCTGTAAGTCCTATAAATTGCCCTCCTGACTGCTTAATTTCAAATACTGCCTTAGCTTGCTTACTCTGTGGGTTCTTTAACGCTTGCGCCTCGTCACAAATTATGTCGTAGACTATGCCACCGTTACGCTTTGCCACAAATTGCCACCAGTTTGGTATGCTTGTTTTGCTATCGTTCAGGCGTAGTTTCTCGTAGCTTATGTAGGTGATTTTGCGTAGCGTCCAGGCATCATTGCCAAACCAATTTTCTGCCTCTTCCTGCCAGTCACCTGTGCGTATTTTGCTTGCTGGTGCGACTATAAGTAGTTTTCTTTGCCCTCCTGTCCAGTGGTCGTTTAATACTCTTGAAAAGTCTTTATTGTGTCGTTGCCAGTGTGCCAATGCCATCAATGTTTTGCCTGACCCTAACGCTGCATGCATAATGCCACTGGTCGGGAAGTTTGCAAGGTATTGTTCTTGGTACGGGTACAGTCTCATATTTGCCCCTATTCTATAGTTACTGTTGCTTGTTGCAAGTCGTCTACGCCATAGCCCGTGCCACCTTGGTATGCCTCTGTGCTTACGATCTCGCGCCCACTGTCTTGTACTACTAGCGGTGCATATTCTGTTACTGCCGTAGTATTTTCGTGCTGTACGGTGTTTAGTGACTTGTCAATATATACAAGCCCACCTATTAGTGCCAAAATTGCTACGATGTAAATTGCTATTACTGTTTTCATGTTCAAATGCTCCTTAATTTATACTTATAATATCACTTAATATATCAGTCCACGCTGGTACTGCCCAGTTTAGCAGTAAAATTATGTTACCGATTGCCAGTAACGCCACTTTATGCCGTTTCACTAAATGCCACAATATATATGGTGTACTGAAGTCGTTTAATATCCGTTGTTTCTCACCCTTTACCGCGCCGTTGCTTGGTTTCTTGGTTCGTTTCGTAGTTTCGTATTTCATGCCGTCTGTCATTATTTTTTCACCCTTTTTTTAGTTTATTGTCGCCCGGAGTTTTCTATTTCACGCG